CACAAGACAAAGCCTGTGAGACTATCTTACAAGACTACCCCTCTGACGCAGATATTTACTTTGATATACCAACTAAAGAAGATTTGATATGATAACTAAAACAGAAGCAAGACAGGAAAGAACAAAGGAGAGAATCTCCAAAGTAACTAACAGAGCGAAAGCTTGGAAACGAAGAAGAACAACATAATGCTAGAAATAATAAAAGAAGCAGTAACAACCATCACAGGCTTAGACCTAGATAAGGTTACAAGACAGAGAGACCATGTACAAGCAAGAGCAATGTATTATTACTTTGCTAGACATAGTGGAGCTACACTGGACTCAATAGGAAAGAGCGCAGGTAAAGATCACACAACTATAATGTATGCTCTAAAGAAGTTTGACGAATATCACACATACGATAATATATTCAGAAAGCAATACGCACAATTGAGTGAGCTTCTATCAGGTATTAAGGATGACACTAAGATAGATGTCACAGACTCCTTAAGATTGAAGAATGAGTCTCTAATGCAAAACAACATTAAACTACAGCGAGAACTATCTAAGGCATCTCAAGATAAGCCAAAAGTAATAGAAGACCTGCTGGAGGGAATACCAAAGGAAAGAATTGAATTTTTTATTAACAACCAATTAGCATCTTTCGTAAAAATGGAAAGAGCTACACTAAAGAAACTAGAACAATATGAAGAAGCAAACAAACAAATCAGAGCCGACAAACAAAGCTATCAACAAGAGTATCTTGAGGAAGAGGGTGGCAGAGCTAGAAACACGTCTAGACAATCTACATATCTTAGTAGCCAATATCGCTCATAATCAAGAGATGATAGTTAAGGCACTAAGCCCTGACGAAGAGGAGACTCCCTTCGATGATATTAACTTTAACGAACCAAGATAATGAAGAAAGTAATAGCAATAATAATAACAATGACACTATTGTCTTGTTGGGAGGATTCCTGTTGGGATTGTACTGATTGGTATATAGACGGAGAGTACACACAGGCATGTAGAGTAGTGGAATGCACAAATGAATTTAACAATTAAAAACCAAAAATTATGAAAAAAGTAGTATTAGTATTAGCAGCAGTAGCAACCTTAATGAGTTGCACACCTGAAGAAGTAGTAGAGGTAGTAGTGGAAGACCCAATAGTTGAGTCTAAATTCACAGGAGTATATGAGATGACTAAGTTTATTAGAATAAACACATCGACAGGAGAAGCCACAATCAATGTAGTATTAGATTGCCCACAGATTTGGAACTTCCAAGATGATTTTAACCTCAACAAAAGGATGTATGGATTAAGAGGAGAAGATTGTGTTTATAAGTACATGTCTGACTCTACATACTCAAGCTTAGAAGAAGGAGTTGTATTTCTAGGAGACAAAGAGTTTGAAGTATTTTACAGAGAAGATTCAGTTGTGCTTCAAGAAGTAGCAGGTAGCTTAACTAGAGAACAATACACCTTAAATGAATTATAATCAGATCCCTACAATATATTTAGAAGACCCTTCCTGTTTAATGGAGGGGTTATTCTCTAGCGAGATTGTTGAAGAGTATGACATCTTCTTTAGAAGAGTTATTGAAATAGCCTCAGGAGATGAGGTTGAAAAGTGTATACCGATTGTAACGCTCTTAGATGAGTTCTCTGAGTCTTATCTATACTTGGATACCGAAAATACATTAGAGTTGCTTAAACGTGCTCTAAAGTACTTTGAGTGGGTTGAGGAGTATATGACTTGCAAGTTAATATTAGAATTAATAAATGAAAGATAAAAATATGATACAATTAATTAAAGGAGATTGCTTAATTGAAAGCGATAAAATAGAAAGTGGAAGTGTTGATTTAATATTGACGGATTTACCTTATGGTACAGCAAAAGACTTAGGTAATAGTGATACTATACAACACGGAATGAAAGGCAAAACAGAGTGGGATAATGTTATTGATACAGATAAAATAATGCAGATTGCAAACCGAATACTTAGAAAAAATGGTAAGATGATATTGACAGCACAACACCCTTTTACAAATGAATTAATAAATAAGGCAATACCAAACGTTCCTTTCAGTTATTCTATGATATGGGAGAAAGACCATTTTGCTAACGCTTTAACTGCTAAAAAAGCACCTTTAAACTATTATGAAGATATTTTAGTTTTTAGTAAAACGCACGAAACAGAAGCAATACACCCATTAAGGCTATACTTTAAAGATGTAATGGATTTTATAGGTTTAAATTTAAAACAGATAAATACAAAATTAGGACACAGAAGAGCCGAACATACTTTTTATATAAATAGTACTCAGTACGGATTATGTACTAAAGAAACTTATTCTCAAATAATAGTTCTTTTTAGCATTTTTAATATGAAAGGTTTTAAGTCTTTTGAAGAATTAAAAGAAGTTGATAATAAATTCAAACAACAATTTGCAAGTACCTTTAACTTATGGGAAGGCAACAAAGTAAAAAGCAATATTTTAAAATACAAAAAGGATTACACAGGACATCACCCAACTCAAAAGCCTGTATTGTTACTAGAGGACTTGATAAAGACTTTTAGCAATGAAAACGATTTAGTAGTTGATTTGACAATGGGCTCAGGCTCTACAGGAGTAGCTTGTGTAAATACTAATAGAAGTTTTATAGGTATTGAATTAGGTGACGAGTACTTTAACATAGCAAAAGAGAGAATTAATAAAGCATAAGAAGATAAGAGGCTACCCTAATAAGGTAGTCTTTTTACTTTAGTGACAATATTTAATATATATCGTTATATTACTATAGAATCAATAGTTGATTTATATTGAATATTATGGATAAGAGAAAAAACAACGGAGGGAACTCCACAAAGGCATTAGGAATAGATAAGAGGAAGAGTCCTTATAGAGAATTAATATCTCAAGCAACTACAGAGGCTGACTTCATAGGAGTATTTCAGAAGCTTCAAGCCAATGCTTTAAAAGGAGATACACAGGCAACTAAGCTCTACTTAGAGTATACAATAGGTAAGCCTACAATAGCAGTTGATATCACTTCAGAAGGTAATAGCGTGACTATACCTACAATCAACTTTACCTCAGCAACAGACATAGACCACGAAGAGGTATGATAAATATATCAAACAAATATACTCCTCTATTCAATAGACCTGATGGAGTAGATACCTATATCATTACAGGAGGTCGATTCAGTCAAAAGACATTCGCAACTTCTCTCAGCTCATTGACAGCAGTCTTGCAGAAAGGACATAGGATTATGTACTCTAGATTTACGAACGCCTCTCTAAAGGACTCTATATTCGCTGAGGTTGAGGATAGGATTGAACTGATGGGCTTAGAATCTTCATTCGATATACAACAGAATAGGATTGAATCTAAGGTCAATGATGGTAAGATAGTATTCAAAGGACTAAAGAGTGGTAGTGGACAGCAGACAGCAGCTCTTAAAGGATTGAGTGACTTCTCTATGCTTATATTAGATGAGGCAGAGGAGATGATTGATGAGGCCATCTATGATAAGATATCTCTATCTATTAGAGGTAATGGGGTACATGCAGATGAGCCTAACGTAAAGGTGCTAATACTTAACCCTACTACTAAAGAGCATTTCATATACAAGAAGTACTTTCAAGCTAGAGGAATTGCAGAAGGATTTAACGGAGTTAAGAACAACGTGTGCTATATACATACATCTTACTTCGATTGTCTTGAGTTTGTACCTAAGGGAACTCTGCAATACTTTGATGATATGAAAGAGGATAACCCTCAGAAGTATGAGCATGTTATAATGGGTGGTTGGCTAGATAAGGCAGAAGGAGTTGTATATACTAATTGGGAGTTTGGAGAGTTTAACCCCGATGGATTACAGATTATATATGGACAAGATTATGGATTCAGAGATCCAACTACATTAGTAGGTGTTGCTATAGATAAGAAGAGAAAGGTAATCTATGTTAAGGAGGAGCTATTCCAAAGTGGATTGACTAACTCAGAGATAGCTAAGATTAATATGTCAGTATGTGGTAGAAACCTCATCATTGGAGATAGTGCATCAGCAGGTATCATTAACGAGATAAGAAGGATGGGTTGTAATGTGATAGGAGCAAAGAAGGGAGCAGGAAGTATAGAGGCGGGTGTAGCATTACTACAAGACTATAAGCTAATCATACACCCTGATAGTGGCAACCTAGCTAATGAATTGAATAACTATACCTATACAGATAAAGGAGCTAATTTGTTTTGTACAATGTTTGACCATAGTTTAGATGCATTGAGATATGTTGCATTATACGCATTAGGAAGCACAGGCAAGATTGAAATAAGATAAAAAACATTAGTGACATTAAACTAAAAAAGTCGTTATATAAACATGAAGATATCATTACCTGAATCAATAGCAGATATTACTCTAGATCAGAGTGTTCAACTAGATAAGCTCAATGCAAAGAGAGAGACCCTAGATGATATGTCATTCATTAAGAGATTCCTAGTAATATTCACAGGTATGAAGTTCAGAGATATTGGCAATGTCAATGTAGATGATTTCAATATGATGTTTGCTGAGGTAACTAAAGCCTTAGAGACAAAGAGTCAATTTAAAAACAGATTCACATTAGAAGGAGTAGAGTACGGCTTCGTACCTAATCTAGATGAGATAACAATAGGAGAGTATATTGACCTCAGCAACTATGGTAATAGCTTAGAGACAATGAATAAGGTAATGGCTGTCTTGTTTAGACCTGTTATAAGTAGTGACTCATTTGGTAACTACGAGATAGCTTCCTATGATGGAACTAAGGACAGAGCAGAGTTAATGAAACAAGCTCCAATGAATATCGTAAGTGGTATGCTAGTTTTTTTTTGCAGTTTATCGAAGGAGTTAAGAAATCATATCCTGAAATCTACAGCTCAAGCGGAAGCTCAGAAAAGCAAAGCTTAGACTACTTCACTAAGTGGGGATGGTATGCTACTCTAGAGATGTTAGCAGAGGGAGATATACTGAGAATGGATGAGGTAATAAACATTAAGGTATTCCCTTTTCACAACTTCCTAGCACATAAGTTAGATAAGCAGAAGATGGAAGCTACAATAAGAAAAGGTAACAACGTAACACAATTATAATGAACGCATATACACAACTACTAAGACACGTTAAGTCAATATCAGAGCAAGATGATTACATCACTACGATACTATCTAGGCTTCCTGAAGACTTTGATTGGGAGAAAGGAAATATATTCCCTATCCTTAACATTAGCGCATTAGCAGGAACATTCACATCAACCTCAACAATACAATTCGATGTGACTATCACTTGTGTAGATAAGAGAGATATCAATAAGGATGATGTCAATGATAAGTTTTGGGGTAATGACAATGAAGTAGACAATCACAATGCTACTCTGTCACATATCTCACACTTATGGACTAAGCTAAACAGAGACTACTCAAGAGAGAATATAACAGCATCAGATAATCCTGCTATTACACAGATTGAATTCGAAGGAATGAATCTAATGGATGGATGGCAAATTACTTTTCAGGTAGAGATGCCAATGAATGTGAGTCTATGCTAAAGGATGCATTAGATGAGCTAGGTAGAAAGATTACTAGAGACTCTAAGCTTAATCTTAGGAGGGTTAAGAAGGCTAATAGTAGCCTCAGCAAGAATCTCAAGTACAAAGTAGAAGGAGAGTCTGTGGTGTTTACATTGCCTGACTATTGGGAGTATGTTGACGCAGGGGTTAAGGGTGTAGGAGGTAGCAAAGCAGATGGCTCTAAGTGGAAGACTAAGAAGGTAACAAATAGCAAGTTCAAGTACAGGGATAAGATGCCTCCTTTGATGGCATTCAACGGATGGACTATAAAGAAGAACATTGCACCTAGAAGTAAAGGTGGTCAGTTCACGTCAAGGAAGAGCTTATTGTTTGCTATCTCGAAGAGTGTATACCACACAGGTATAGCTACTACAGATTTCTTTACTGAGCCTGTAGAAACTAATATAAAACTATTAGCTCCAAAGATAGCTGAGAGCCTAGTCAATGAATTAATAGATAAAATAATAATAGAGTAATGATAAGAGCATTAAGTCCATACTACATAAACACAGACCTATCTCCAAGTGGAGTAACTTGTGAGCAATTTACATTAACCATACAGATATGGGATGGAGACAAAGCTAGCCCTGAAGATACTAATGAGTATAAGATAACTTATAAGAATACCTCAGCATCAGCAGGCAGTCACAAGATTAATATCAACGCAATGATTCAGGACTACGTTGAATTCAATGTACCTACATCATTCTCTGTAGTAGCAGGTACTACTATTAAGATGGGTAACAATCAAGCTTGGGTATACTCATTTGTACAATACGACTCATCTACTACCAAGTTTGATGAGCAGACTGAACTAATGACATTAGGATACACTTACGGAGACCAAGGAGAGAATTACACTGCTGTGACTGATGACTTCTTACTACCTGTTATGGATTACAAGATTAACAGAGATGGTGTATTTATAGTTCCTTTCTTAGTTGATGAGGTTACTGATAACGATATAGAGGTTTCTTTTGATGGTGGTGCGGCAGCATTCACTAACACTATATCAGCAACCACTAATAGCTCTAATGCTGTTCAGTATCTTTGGATTGATATGGTTAATGACTTCCCCACTGCTGAGCAGTATATGAGTGTTACATGGAAAGGTACTACAATCAACTTTGATATATACGAGGAAGCTAGATATACTCCTATGGATATTATGTTCCAAAATAAAGACGGAGGTATGCAAACCTTTACATTCTTTAAGGATAGAAAAGAAGAGACTACTATTACAGATTCAATATATGAGAGTAACAGAGGACAAGGCTCTCAAGGGTATCATCAATTCTTAAGATACAATGTGCAAGCTAGGAACTCAGTGAGTGCATCTACGGGCTTCATACACGAACGTGAGAATGAGATAGTACAACAAATACTATACTCAAGAAGAACGTGGATATACGACCCTGCGAAGTCTGTTTACAGAGCTGTGATAGTTAAAGATACTTCTAAGCAGTTTAAGACTCAGTTAACTGAAAGACTTATCAACTACACAATGAAGTTTGAATACGGATACAACCAAATTAACAATATATAAATGACTAATATATACATTCAAGGACAACTACTAGACCAATACGGAGATGAGGTAATTGAAGTTACTTCTTCTGTATTGGATGTAGAGGATATTACAAAGAACACAGGAGACTTCTCCAAGACGTTCACTATACCTGCTAGCCCTAATAACAATAAATTATTTAAGCATTGGTACAATGCCTCTATTGATAATGGCTTTGATGCTAGAACTAAAGTAGAAGGTCATATTGATATAGATGGAGTTCCTTTCAAGACAGGGAAGTGGAGATTGTCTGAGGTTATATTCAAGGATGGTATTGTTGATGGATATATAATAAACTTCTTTGGTAATCTTCCTAATATAAAAGATACTCTAGGAGATGACTTGCTTAGTGATATTAACTTTGTGAAGCATGACCATGAATGGACAGGAGCAAATGTAATAGAAGGATTGAAAGGAGACCTCAACTCATCAGGTCATACTGAAAGAGATGTTATATACACACCTATATCAGGTAAGAGATACTTCTATGATGGTAATTCATTAAGCAGCCCCGACATAGGAGACAATATTAACATAGCGGGAGCGGGAACAGGAACGGGAATAACTTGGAGTGATCTTAGACCTAGTATAAAAGCTAAGACTATTATAGACAACATACAGCATAAGTATGGAGCAGGTACTCATCAGGTAGTTAAGGTTATCGTGACTCAGTCTACTAACTTCACAACAGGCTTGTCGATGACATTGAATGGCATAGAAGGTCACGCAACTATCGTGGGAGGCTCAACATCTGCTTCAGCTAATGCTATACAGAGTTTCATTAATAGTAGTACTGACTTAAACCCTTACTATGTAGCTACTAGAATCTCTAACATAGTTACTATTACTTCCAAAGAGATGGAGCAGGAGATTAGCCCTGTATTCGTTATAGAAAATGAGAACATAAACTTCAATTTAGATGTCTATGTTAATGAGGTAGGGGCATTTCCATATGAAAACCCTATTACGTTCTCAGATGATTTCTTCCAAACAAGTGAGTTTGAACAAATGTACTTGTGGCTAAAGAAGGATGACGAAGATAATATAGGATTGAGTGAGAAGGTTGTTCAGTGGAATGGTCAAGATACTACAGATATAGATTCAGAGACTAACGTGATAACAGCTAATTACAGCAGAACTCAATCAGTGGAGAACTATCAAGTGCATACTTTTAAGACAAGTGACCTAGCAGGCTTCGGTAACACACCATTTACAATAATAAAGAAGTTAACTATTAAGAGGAATGGCTCTGTAATAAGTCAGACAGAGTCAGAACACGTCGCTAGTGTTGGAGGCGATGGACAAGTTAATGAGGTAACTATAATTACATCTTGTCGAAGTGGTAGGGTAGAGAACTTAACCTATGAGATTCAATACTTTGTTAAGGCTAATACTACATTCAAAGTGAAGGCCACATTAACTAGAAGAGAATACTCAAGAACAGGGTTGGCAGGATTACCTTCTCAGACAGGAGAGAGAACTACAACGGCAACACCTCAAGATGCAAATGAATCTTACATCTCTGTAAGTAAACAGATGCCCGATATGAAGATTGTAGACTTCCTTAAAGGAATCTTCGACATGTTTAAGCTTGTTATAGTGCCTCAAGAGGATGGTAGTATGTTTGTTAATTCATTAGATAGCTTCTACGACCAAGGTAATAGATACGATATTAGTGATAAAGTAGACTATAGCACATTTAAGGTTAAGAGAGGAGAGCTATATCAAACAATATCATACCAATTTGAAGAACCTAGCACTATACTGAATGAGGAATTTCAGAACAGAGCAAGAGATAAGCAGGCTTATGGCTCAAGTTTAGTGAATATACATGAGAAATTAAGACCTATTAAGCTTATTGATGGAGAGAAGATAGAGATAAAGCTACCTTTTGAGCAGGTTATCTATGAGAGATTAACAGATGTATTCTCTACTGACACAACCAACATCTCCATAGCTACTATAACTGACAAAGATTTAAAGCCTGTTACACCTAAACCATTGCTTCATTATGTAAGTGAGCAAGATATATCAGGGTCTCCTATAAGGTTTCTTACTGATGACAATGTACCTGTAACATTAAACACTACAATGTTGATGCCTATGAATCAATTTGGCACACTAGAGCCTGCCTACTCTCTTTTATTCGAGTCTGAGTTCAGCTCTTGGGATGGCTTACAGATTGACAACAATCTATACACTATACATCACGAAGAATACATAAAAGCTGTATTTGAGCTTAAGAGAAGAAGCTTTGAGTATGAGGCTTTACTACCTACTCAGTTAATTACTAGATTAGGATTAAATGATGTGCTAACTATAGAAGGGTTAGACTACAGGATTAACAAGTTTAAGCACAACCTACTAGAGGGAACTACTAAGCTAGACTTGATTAATGGATTTGACACCACCCTATACAAAGGAGTGTATGTGCCTTCTCAAATTAACATGAGCAAGTACAAGAGTACACTATATTTTAACGTGCCTAATATAGATGACTATGGTCAGGGTAAGGTTGATACAGGAGATGGAACCTCTTGGCTTACTATTGGTGTTCTAGGGTCTAATAACAACATGGCTCTGATTAGAGCTAACTCAGTAAACTCAACAATATTTGAAAGGAGTTGCAATGTAAGATACACTAGCCTTGAAGGAACTATAACGGAAGTAACTATAACACAGATAGGTAATGAACAATAGTATAATAGAAATTATAGATGTACTTAAGAAATCTGATTACTACGGAGCAGGGGAGTCTGTTGAAATAGCAAAAGGAAAGCATGAGATAGCATCAACTTGGAAGCAATTAAAAACAAAAGTTAAACGCATAATAAAATCATAATGAAGGACGTAAAAATTAGAATATCAGCAGACACAGCAGATGCAAAAAAAGGTATCGATGACGTAACTAAGTCAACTAAAAACCTTAAGGGGTCAACCAACGAACTGACAGGTAGTCTAGACAAGATGACAGGTGGAGCAGTGACAGGGCTGAAGAAATTCGCTACAGGACTTAAGGCTATTGCAGGAGGTTTCAGGACTATAGGTGGGGCTATTGCAGCTAGTGGTATTGGTTTGATTGTTATAACTATCGCAGCGCTTACAGCGGCCTTTAGAGGCTCTGAGGAAGGTCAAAACAAGTTTGCTAAAATAATGGGAGTTATTGGAGCAGTGACGGGAAACCTAGTAGACTTACTTGCAGACTTAGGGGAGAAAATAATATCTGTATTTGAGAATCCAAAGCAAGCTGTTAAGGATTTCGCTAACCTTATAAAGACCAACATAACAAATAGGTTTGATGGTCTTATGGAACTTGTTCCTGCACTAGGTACAGCTCTTGGGCAGCTTTTTAGTGGAGAGTTTAGCAAAGCAGCAGAGACAGCGGGTAATGCAGTTGCTAAGGTTACTTTAGGTGTTGATGATTTGTCAGGTAAGATTAAAGCAGTTACAGATGCCACTAAAGACTTTATAGACCAAAACGTAAAAGAAGGAAACGCAGCAGCGAAGGTAGCAGACCAAAGAGCTAAAGCTGATAAGATAGAAAGAGGTTTGTTGGTTAGAAGAGCTAAAGCTGAGAGAGAGATAGCAGAGCTTAGGTTAAAAGCTAAGGACTTAAATAACGTAAGTGCAGAAGAAAGACAAGCTGCGTTATTAAAAGTACTAGATATTCAGGATGGGTTAGCCGTGTCAGAAGTAGAGATCGCTCAGCTTAGAAGTGATGCACAAACAGCAGAGAATACTTTTGCTAGAAGCACAAAAGAGAATCTATTAGAGGAGGAGAGACTAAAGGCTGCAGTTATAGCTGTAGAGACTAAAAGGATAGACCAAAAGAGAACTATACAGAGAGAGCTTACGGCTGCTGAAAATGAACTCAATGCAAAAGTGAAAGCTGAAGCTGCAGCAAAAACAGCAAAGCAAAAAGAAGATGACAAGAAAGAAGAGGAGGCAGCTAAGGCCAAGATAGAAAGACTTAACAAGTTAGAAGACTCAAGAGCAAAGGCGCAGCAAGACAGATATGCTAAGGAGTTAGCGGACAAGAAGGCTTTTGAAGATGCAAAGAGAGCAATGGAAGACCAATCTCTAGCTAACACAAAGGCAGGAATAGGTATATTGACATCACTTGCAGGAGAGAGCAAAGCTTTGAAAGCTGTTAGTTTGATAGCTGAGAATGCTTCAACTATAGCAGGAATAACTATTAACGCATCAAGAAGTATAGCTGACAGAACAGCATCCCATAACGCAATACCTCACATGATAGGAGCATTCCCTAACCCTGCAAAGATAGCTGATGGAATAGGAATGGTTAAGGATATAGCAGGAACTAAGCTATCAGCAGGAATAGGTATTGCCACATCAGGGGTGGCACTAGCCAAAGGATTAGCTGCTCTAGGACAGAGCGGTGGCGGAGGCTCAGCACCATCTCTAGGTGGCGGAGAATCAGGGGGAGCATCAGCACCAAGCTTTAATTTAGTAGAAGGAACAGAGTCTAATGCTATTCAAGATAGTATAACAAACCAAGGCAATGCACCTATCAAGGCTTTCGTAACTAGCGGAGACATTACAAAGGCACAACAACTAGACAGGCAAGCTGAAGTCAATAGTGGGTTTTAGTGTGACAAAAAACTAATAAAATCGTTATATATTATATGAAAACATTTGAAGCAAAATTCAAGAAAGGTGGTAAGGGAGTATTCGCTATAAGTTTAGTGAAAGACCCTGCCACTACTGAACACTTCATTTCAATGTCAAAAGAGTCAAAGCTAATTAAGATGGCTAAGGTTGACGAAGAGCAAAGAGTGGTAATGGGGTTGGTATTACAACCAAACCAATTAATTCCAAGATACAACGAAGAGACTGACGAAGAGTATAACATCGTATTCTCAGCAGAAACTATCAAGGATTTATCTCAGAACTTTTTCAAATCAAATAGCCAAAGTAATTCTAAGCTTGAGCATGGAGATTCTATAGAGAAAATTACTTTTGTAGAGTCTTGGATTGTTGAAGATTCTAAGATTGACAAGTCAGCTAATTTCGGGATGGAATATCCTAAAGGCAGTTGGGTTGCAACTATGAAAATAGACAATGATGAGATTTGGAATGATTATGTTAAGACGGGTAAAGTACAAGGGTTTAGCGTTGATGCTTTCGTAGACCTAGAAGAAATTAATTTAAAAACAGAGATAAAAATGAACAAGAAACAAAAGAGTATTTTAACAATGCTTAAAGAGATTGTTGCAGGAGCAGAGGCTACCACATCAATTGAAATGGGTAGTGTAAAGTCGGGAGATTTAGATATCCAATTCGAAGGAGATGACCTTGAGGAAGGTACTGCTGTATTCGTTATGCAAGAAGAAGAGAAGGTGCAACTTCCTGATGGAACTTATTCCCTAGAAGGAGATAAAGAAATCGAAGTAAAAGACGGAGTAGTAGCAACAATGGGAGCTTCTGAGGAAGAAGTTACTGAAGATCCTACTGAAGAGCCTACAGGAGACGAAGCATTAGCTGAGGACGAAGAGGTAGAAGAAGTAAAAGAAGAAGAAGAAGTAAAGGAAGAGGAGCTTGAAGAAGAGCCTGCACAAGACCAAGAAGCTGAGTTTATGATTGCTGTAAAGCAAATATTAGATGATGCATTCAGCGAGTATGCTGATTCTATGGGAGTGCAAATGGCAGCTTTAAAGACTCAGATTGAAGAAGTAAGTGGAAAGAATGTAGAGTTATCATCTCAAGTAGTTGAGCTTTCAAAAACTCCTGTTGCTGATGCAATCGTATCAACACCTTCACAAGTAAAAATGAGCGGTCTTAAGGGAGCAATCGAAAGACACTCAAAATAAATAAGTATTTTAATTAATTAATAATAAATAAACAATAAATTCAATGGCAATTTCATCAAATTACGCAGGCTTTGAAGCAGTAGACATCATGCTAGAAGCACAAAAAGAAGAAGATACTCTAAGACTAGGGTTGATTTCAGTTGTACCTAACGTAGGATACAAATTAAACTTAAGAAACTTAGACGTAACTCTAGGAGTAGCAGATTACTCTTGTGGAACTACACCTGCAACTGACGCAGTAGATTACTCTGAAAAAGTACTTACACTTTCAAAATTCAAGAATGAGTTTGAAATCTGTAAAGAAGACTTCCGTCCAATATGGAGCGGAGAAACTATGGGAGCTTCAGCGTTTAACGACCAAGCACCTGCAGACATTTCTAAAGCTATAGTAGAAAGTACTTCTTCTAAGCTTGCACAATGGTTCGAAGACCAAATTTGGAACGGAGCAGGAACTGCAGGAACTATGGAAGGATTCATTACTCAGTTTGATGCTGATAGTGACGTAATCAAAGCTAACAATGGTATTACAGCTATTGGTGCAGCAGTTGATACTTCTAACGTATTAGCAGTATTTGATGCAGCTACAGCAGCTATGCCTTACGCATTAAGACGTAAAGCGGTAAACTTTATCGTATCTCCTGACGTAGCAGATGCTTACACTAAGTTACTTATCCAAAACGGAGCAGCTAACGGATTAGGTGGAGACGCTAACACAGGAATGGTATACGGACGTTACTCTATACAAGTTGTAAACGGCTTACCTGACAATACTATCGTTATTTTTGAGAAGAAAAATTTAACTCTAGGTTGCGGACTTGCTAATGATTCAGACTCTATCCGTATCAAAGACATGGACGAAGTAGACATGAGCGGTAACGTATTGTATAAGTCTGTATTCGGTGGTGCTGTAGGATATTCTTACGGAGCTGAGATTGTACACTTGCTTACTACAACAGCATAGTACAACAGATTAAATGGGGAGGATTAATTTTCTCCCCTTATTTTTAACTTAATACAAGACATTATTATGGCATGCGATATCAATGTGGGCAGACCACAACCATGTAAGGACGGCCTTGGAGGCCAATCTACATTATACCTATACAATGGACTAGAAGATGCTTTCACAATATTAGCAGGAGAAGCTACAGCAGTGAATTCAAATCTTACTGAAGTCTATGCATTTCCTTTAGAAGGAGATAGCAATACTTTAGAGCAGTCTATGGTAGGAGACAGAAATACAGGTAGCAAAGTAAATACTCAAACACTTACTACCTCACTTAAAAAAATGGATGCATCTACAAACGCACAATTCAACTTGCTAGTAGCAGGTTATCCACAAGCAGTTGTAGAAGATAGGAATGGTAACTTTATTGCTCTAGGATTAGATGATGGAATCGATTTTACAATCGTAGCATCAACAGGAGGAAGTAAGACAGACATGAATGGATACACCTTAACAGGAGTGTCCACATGCAGGGACTTAGCACCTTTCTTAGATTCAGCAACACAAACAGCTTTCAAAGCTTTAGAGGTTTAATAATTTAGTTTAGTTTTTTTTTGGTTTAGTTAACCCTTGCAGCGATGCAGGGGTTTTCTTTTTAGTGACAAAAACTACAATATATCGTTATATTAATATATGATAATAAATCCAAACAACGAGACACACACACTAAGAATTGTACCTAGGTATAACCCCTTAGGAGAATTGACTCTAAATGTCAAGGATACAGCTTTGAATCTAGACCAAGACATAGTATTAAGCTCTTATGCTTACACTACTACGGGTGGTATTGAGTTTGACTTCGACCTAACGGCTGTAAGAGAGACTAGGTATCAGATAACACTCTCAGAAGGTACTGAGATTGTTTATAGAGGTATAGCAATAGCTACTTCTCAGGATACACAATCATACTTATTAACTAAAGATAAATACTATTACTAATGGATATTAAACTAATAACACTATCTAACTACGTTAGACCTGCTATAGTAGAGCACAAGTCTAGAAATTGGGTATTAAATGGGGCTAATAATTCTTTTTATCAATATATAATTGACAGGAATAACGGCTCTCCGACAAATGCTAGTATAAACAGGAGTTACGCAACCCTGACCTACGGGAAAGGCTTAGGATTCACTAATGTAATCAATGACCAAGCTGTCAACGATTGGGCAAGCTTGCACACGATACTGAGACCTCGTGAACTACGCAAGATGGTAGCTGACTATCAAGTATTCGGAGAGTTTTCATTTCAAGTGATTGAGAACAGAGATGGATCACTAAGTAGCCTAACACACCTACCTAAGCAGATGGTAGTACCTTCAATTGCTGAGATGGATGGTAGTATCAAAACTTATTGGTACTCTAGAGATTGGACTGACATCAAGAAGGAAGAAAATGAGCCTAAAAACTTTAAAGCTTTTGGAGATGGTAAAGCAGGTACTTCTATATATTGCGCAAAGCCTTATTCCATTGGAGATGAGTACTTTGGGAGTCCTTGCTATAGTGCAGGGCTTCAGTATTGTGAGATGGAAGAGGAAATTAGCAACATGAATATCTCATCTATTAAGAATGGCTTATCCGCAGGGTATATTATAAACATACCTAACGGAGACAACTACACAGATGATGAGAAGAGAGACTTTGAAGCTCAGGTAAAGCGAAAGATTACTTCTAGCAGCAATGCATCGAACTTCATTCTCAGTTTTAATGGCCAAGACGTAGAGATATCAGTAACTCCATTTCCTGTAAATACATCAGTTCATAAGCAATGGGAATTTTTGACTACTGAAGCTAAAAATCAAATCATGACTTCTCACAGAGTTATCTCTCCCTCATTAGTAGGGTTAGATAGTGCTACAGGGTTCAGCTCACAAGCTGAGATGATTGACGTATCTGAGAAACAATTACTTAAAAGAGTTATAGCTCCTAAGCAGGACTTCATTATTGAGTCATTAGAGGAGGTTTTAGTACATTACGGAATAAATCTAGACCTAATATTCAAGCCATTGACTCAAGAAGAGGAGATTGCTGAGGTACAAGAAGAAAGTGAAGAAGATAAGGTAGCTATGAGTAGTCAATGTGGCTGTAAAGTAGAACTTAGTGATGATATGGAGACAATCCTTGAGATGTACGCACAAGACGTACCTGAAGGCTATGAGTTAGGCTCTGAAGAGGAGTATAACCTACAAATGTCAGCAAATCAATCTAGCGAACAAGATACAAAGCTATGGAAGACTAGATACGCATTCACTAAAGGCACTAGCAAGACTCCTAAAGGGCAATCTAGAGCTTTCTGTAATAAGATGGTATCTCTTTCAGATAGTGGCAAGGTATTCAGAAAAGAAGACATTGACTTAATGAGTTCACAAGGTGTGAATGGTCAGTTTGCTCACGAAGGTGGAAAGTACGATATCTTCAAATATGGTGGAGGAGTTAACTGCTACCATAGATTCGAAAGAAGGGTGTTCAAAAAGAAATTAAATGCAGATGGAACACCTAAAAAAGGTGGAGCAATGCAGCAAACAGATTTTGTGAATGTTAATGAAGCAAAAAGACAAGGATAC